TATTGACGAACCAAAAGATCCGCTTGTATGTGTAATCCTAGCAATATTGCCTCTACTTCCTAATATAGTCATACTCTTTTTAAGAGTTCCGTCTTTTTCTAGTATATTCTTTCCGGGATATTTTTTATCTTTTTGTTTTTTATACGCCGGACTTAATTCTTTCCATTTTAAATCAGGGCTTCTTGCTTGTTTTCTCTCAAATATTGCTTTTACTTCTTTTCTGTAAGAAATTCCTATTGCTTTCATTGATGAATAAACTGATACAAAACCAGCATATTTATTAAGAGTAGCTAATAATCTTTTTGTTTCTTGACTTAGTTGTATGTCAACAATAGGTCTGCTCATCTTCAACCTCAACAGAATTATATTTCATTGGTTTAAAGCTTCTTTGTGTAGCATTCAGTTCTATCTTTCCATTCAGAATATCGTTTAACATTTCTTCTGCTTCTTCGCAATATCTGCGAGAACGACGAAACTTAGAATTTTCTTCTTCATTTAAATTTGCTCTAAAAATATCATCTATTTTACAGACAATCATTTTTTCACATATTATTTTCAAATATGCTAAATCACTTGAGTCGGAAAATGGCAAACTATATTTTTTCTTCAACTTAAGATCTATGATGGTAGACTGTTCCGCTATAAATCTTGTTATGTCAGTATCTGTCACATAATCAGAATCCTCGATAATTCCCATATAGTAACTTCTTACGTCGTTTGTTGTGGTATAGCTTGCCATTTATTTATTCCTCTTCTTCTTTTTTTAGCTCTTCTTCTTTTTTTTTAATGAGTTTTTTAAGCGTCTCAGCAGAAGGGCTTCCTTTTACTGTTATTCCTAATAATCTGCATTTTTCTTTTAGCATAGCTCTTTCATCATTAGGATTTTTTGATTCTGATACACTTCTCATTTCATAATCTTCAACATATCTGCTTACTCTATCTTCTAAAACAGTGACTTTAAACTTACCAGATTCAACTCTAACTAGTCCGTTATCAAGATAAGTAATCACGCAATTTTTTGATTTATACATAAAATTTACCTTTTCTAATAATTAATAAAAGCGAGAGAGTAGGAGAACTCCCTCTCGCTAAACGTTATTACGCGTTGGTTGTTTGTACGGCTTTCCACCATGCACCATAACCAATACCGTATGAAAATCCTTCAATTCCCCATGTCAAGACTTTATGCTCACGCATTTGGAATTCATTCATTTCTGGAGTTTCTAGTTTTGGCTCTTCTTCCATAGAAATGATGAAAGGTTTAATCATAGGATCTGATACATCGATTAAATACCAGTCATTAGTATCTGTGAAGTGTCTTGCAATAACTTCAAAAGTATTTTTCAAAGTGTTTGTGCTTGAACCATCACGTCCGACAACAGTCATTTGTCTAATATCCTCAAAGAAAGGCTTCAATCCAACTGGACATACGATCACGTATTCAGGATTTCTGTTTAGCATTCTCTTTTTTGAGTTTGCTGTGCTTCCATCACTCATTACATAATAGAAACCTTCTAATGCTGCCATAGCAGAACGAATATCGACAAGTAATGTTGCCAATGTGACACCTGTACCTGTTAATAAGTTTGACTGAGTTCCAGCTGCATTGTTGAAGTCATGAGTTGTATCAAACATGTTTTGACCATCAAAAGTAGTACCATATGTTGATGTATCACCAGCTTCTAGCCATTCAAGAAGATCCTCGTATGGTTTATCTTTTGCCTCAGCTCCTAGAGATTGAATTTCTTTAACATATAAGTCTAATCCTATTAATGAATTCACTGCTTGTGCACGCAATAAGTCTCTTCTTTTAATGTCCACAGAACCATCAAATTCATCATTTGCTATTTCAAAAAAGAATCCATCAGCAGGATTTTGATGTTGTCTGTCACCAGTGAAAGCCTTAATTTTTGACATTATTTTTGTAACTGGGAATTTCGTACTTGAAACATCTCCAGAATTGAATTTAAATGCTAATCTTTCAAACTGTGGGCTTAATTCTTCATAACCCTTATTGTAAGCTGTTTGAGCAGCAATATTAAATTCCTCAACTAAATCTTTAAATAACATTATATTACCTTATTTTTTTTTATTTATAATTTATTGAAATTATTGATCTAACAATACATAACAATAGTTAGTTTCTGCCAATCCGATGACTGTTCCAACCGCAACATCGTTTGTTGTTGTTGCTGCATCAGCTACAACTTCGTCATCAACAATGTAACATTTTGTATACAAGTCTGTTATTGCAACACCTGTATATTTCATTTTGACAACTTTTCCGGATTTAGCAGCAATAACTCTTAAATTATTATCACCGTTTGAACCACCTGCAGCTTGATTTAATTCTTCAGTTGCAATACCAGCGAAAATACAGCTTGCTGTATCTGCGCCTAAAATTGCGTAACCAGTTGCATCAATCATTACCATAGAGCCTCTGTAAAAGTGGATAGCTCCAGCCTTTACAGCTACATCTTGGTACATAAAATCGGTTTTATACTCGATTACACTATTATCACTAAAAGCCATAATTATACCTATTTTTTGTTTTTATTATATTTTTTAAAATCTTCTTTTGACATTCCTGTTTGTTCTGCAAGTCTGTCGTATACCTCTTCATCAGCTTCATCTTTGTCAACGATATTAACGCCTTTTGATTCTACTTTTATAACCGCTGGTATGTCTTTGTAGAATTCCTGCATATCTTGCGCAGATTTAAATTGATTAAGTATCTTTTCTTTATGGGCAAATAATACTTTGCCTTCTTTAACAAGAGTGTCAACAGCATTTTCTTTTTCTTTTTTTGCTGTTGTTTCTTTCAAATCTTGCAATTCTTTTTCTAAAGCTTCTTTTGCTTCTGTAACTTCTTTCTTTTCGTTTTCTAACTGTGTTTTAACAGTCTCAAATGAAGAATTCTCTTCTGATAACTTAATATTAGTTTCTTGCAGAGCTTTTAATTCTTCGCTTTCTCTTTGTAATTGTTCAACATCAATTTGATGTTTCGCTTTCAAAACTTCTTTTATTTCTTCTAAACTCATTGTTGATACCTCTTCTGATAATTTTAAAGTATTTAGACCTTTAATAACTGGTCTATTGGTAAATGTGCCTCCGAACAACACATAAGGCACCGATTCGCCTGTGTCTGACTTAACATAATTAAGAACAAATTCAGCGGACACGTATTTGTACTCCTTGTTTTCAATCATCTCTTTTGCAACAGGCGTATATTCAACCTTAGCATATAGACCATTGTTTTCAACATATAATTCTTTTATCCATGCTCCGGCTTTTTTCTCTCCATTATCATTATCATGGGTATAATCAATGCTTATTTCTTGATTTCTTACATTTTCATCAAAATTTTTCTTTAAAGCGACAATCATATCCATTGTAATTGAAAGAGTACCATATTTAGAAGTTTTATGTTCTCCAACTTGTAACAAATGAATACTTTTCAAATCTTCGCCTAAAGCAATCTCTTCTGATTCTATTTTTTCTGACAATTTAATGCTTGCAAATTGTTCTTCGGTCAATATTTCATCAACTAAACCGAATGTGATTGCTTCTTCTGCACTCATGAAATAATCTTTTTTCTTCAATAATGTGTCTATTTCACTAACAGCTTTGTTAGAGTTCTTTGAAAGTATATTGTACATTTTTTCTTGAAGCTTTTTTGTTTCTTCAATATAGTCTTCCATTTCTGATGTTTTTCCAAAAGTACCACCTCCAACCTCATGGACCATTAGGCGCGCATATTCTGTTGCATATCTTTTATCTCCATTTGACGCAATCACTGCTGCAGCGGAAGACGCCTGTCCTATAACGAAAGTGTTAATTGGCGCTTTAATGAGATTCATCGCATCTATAATTGCAAACATACCAGTTACTAAGCCACCACGACTATTAATGAATATATTAATAGGTTCTACTTCGCTTTGTTTGTTCATTTCCATTAATGAAGAAACAATATTGTTTGTGTTCCATTCTTCCACGACATCGAATAGAAATATACTACGTTTTAGATTATTATTATCGCTAGTAAGAGTAATTAGTTCCATATTTTTACCTTTGTTTTTTTAAAAAATAAATTAAATAACTAAAAAAGTCAATAATTATAAAGTCCTTGTATCCAAAATTGATGGCGGTGGTATATAATCATCAAAATCAGGTTTATTGTCTTTATACTTTGGATCATCTTTATATACTGGTACAAAATAACTTTTGCACCTAAAATGTAATGGTGGTGATACCTCAAGCATTGCCGGACTGTCTTTTCTATATATCTTTCCTACTAAAGACTTACAAATTTGGGTTACAGGATCTTCATTAACGAACTCATAACCATACAAATTATCTTCTATTGATCTATAATATTCCATCTCTCCATAACTCATTGCTTGAGTTATACCAGTTAAAGAACTTAATTCAATACCGTTTGATTCTATATACTTATCCATTTTAGCTTCTACTTGTGCCATAATTTGGTTTACTGCATAACCTTTTGTAGAGTAAGTATTAGCTACAAATAGAGCCTCATCTCGTAAATCGTTCGTCATTTTGTCAACCGCTAAGTCAGCTTGATTAATCACAAACGAAACTAATACTTGAGTTGGTAATTCACTTGGAGCAATCTCTGACAGCTTAATGTGGTTGGTCGAGTTACTTTTAGCATTGCTCCAAGCTTTTTTGCATACAACTGCAAGCTTTTTACCTAGCCCTTTTTTAAATGGAGATACTGAATTAATTTGGACATCCTTTAGTCCTTGTGCCTCTACTTTACCTTTGTTCAATTGATTTCTTATTGCTCTTTGAAGTTCATCCGAAATCAGAGTTAGAGAAGCACGACTATATTTTGTAATCTTATCAGTTTCTTGATCGATATAAGAGTTTCTCTCACTAGGTTTATTCCATGATTCTGACAACTTAACAACTTCATCTTCATTTTTATTTTCTATAACGTTATCAGTTTTCTTTTCTTCTATTACTTCTTCCTCTTTCTCTTCTTCCTCTTTTTTTTCTCTTTCTTGCATGTCTATTTCCGGTAAATCGTACATTTTACGTATTTTTACTTCATCTTGAAGTTCGGCTTTAATTATTCCAGAGTCAAGTAGAATCTTAATTACTTCAGCGAATTCTTTACTATTCTTTTTATCAAGATTTAATCCTACGAGATTGAATTTTGTGTGATCTACGTTTGGAAAATTTATTTTTACAGCTTTCTGAAGAACGTATTTGTTAAATACTTCTTCAATATAATCAATAATAAATTGTAAGCCATCTAAGAACATATCTGATTGGTCTCTTCCTAAAGAATAAGCGCCACCATTACCATTTTGTCCTAGAGTCATGAATTGGGTTAAAACAGAAGTTGCCATTGCACTGTCAATATAAGAAATATATGATTTTAAATCATCAATATTAAAGTCAGCTTTTAACATTTCAATTGTGTATCCTTCCGGTATTACTGCCGAGTCAGATAGTTGGTTGTCTTCTCTTGAACCTAAATCTAAAATTAAGTCTTCAAAATCTTGATATTCAGTAGAATCAATTGAAACGCCTGTAGGCACTTTCCCTACTGGCAAACCTAACATTAATCTGGTGATACCTTTTTTAGCAACTAATTTTATATCTTTTTTGTCCTTATAATCATAATAAGCTTGTCTAAGTAGAGAAACTCCTCTTTTATCATTGCCTTCTTGTCTGAAAGTAAAAAAAACTAAATCACTAAAAGGTATTTTAATTATTTTCTTTTCGCTATCATATTGTTCAATGTACTCTCCTTTATAGTCTATTCTATAGATTGAGGTTTGTATTCTTTCTTCTAGTACTGGCAACATATAAGTATTATTTTCAAACTGAAAAGGTTTGTAATACTGTTCGAATAGAGAGAATCCAATAGGCAACATGCTTAAAATAGAATTTAGCACTGTTCCGAAGTTCCATTCATTGAAAAACCAAGCGTTTAATATATCAATTGCCTTTAATTCTTCGGCTGATGCGTTTTCTATTTCTTGCAGTGTCCAATTAGCAGATAGAATAGGGTTTTTATACGATGTTATGATTCCGCCAATAATTGGGTCACTTTTTAGCATTCTTTTTAAATTGCAAGATCCAGTTCTACCCATTAAGTCTGAATCGTAATCAGATGTAACATCGTTGTATATATATCGATACTGCCCAGAGTCTGAAGCTGGTTTTGTTTTTCTTTTTTCAGTAAATGAAGTTGGAATAGATTCTTTCATTATCTTCTACCTTTTTTTCTTTTTCTATTTTGATGTGCTAATATATCTTGTCCGCCAATTAGATTACCACGAAATCCTATATCTACACCATCAATTGTACAGTCCACTTGGTCGTCGTGTTCATGCTTATCTTCTCCTGAGAATTCTTCTAATTCACATTCATAGTCATTCAACCAAGAAGCATACTTTGGTACAAATATAAACCCATTTTCTAATTTTGGCAACAAAATATCAATAACTCTTTCAATTTTATTCTTACTTCTTTGAACTGCTACTACTGGAATGCGACCCTCGCTTCTCGTTTCTTGTATTATTTGAGATCCACTTGCTTTATCTTCAATGTGTATAGCCGTCAATGTTCCATATTGTCTAGGGTCATATAATTCACGGTCATTATGCTTATTCCAAAATGATATTATTTTTTGTTTTAAGACAGGGTATTCAGCTTTAAATCTTATCTGGTCCACTAGATAAACTCCTCGCTCTCCTCTTCCCCAACATTGGATTACTGTATAGTCATTTACCTTTCCCTCTTTTATTCCTGTGTCGCAAGTCATCCAACGTTTTGATAGAAACGGGAGAATTTCATATTTATTTAAGAATTTAGTTTTAATTATATTTCCGCCAACTATTAAAGGATTTTGCTGGTATTGTGCTTGGAACATGTAATTATTGCTTTGAATTTCTTCCAACCTGTATTCATCATATTGACTAGGCAACTGACATTCTCCATCTACAATAAGAGGCTTGCTTAAAACGTTGTATTTATACCGTGTTTTTTCTTCATCAGTTATAAGCCCACTTAGATCTTGTCTATGCAATCTTTGTTGGATTACTACGATAGAGGCATTACTATCATTCAATCTTGACAATAATGTTTCTTCAAAGTATGTCATTACCTTATCTCGCATGACTTTTGAATAAATGTCTGCTGGTTTATTAGGATCATCTACAATTAAACTTCCGGTATAACCCTTTGCCCCTCTAATTCCTACACCGAACCCAGTTATGGAACTTCCTATCGAAGCAAATAATATGACCCCACCTGCTTGAGTAACTATTTTTGTATTTGAAAAAGTGTCTTTCTTGCTTGTCTTCTTTAGATATTCTTTCCAGAATTCGTCAATTGGATCATCTTCTTCTTTCTCAGCATAACAATCCCAAATATACATACTTTTATACAATTCATTTTTTAGGATATTAGCTAATTCATTTGAAATTTGTGTTAATAAGCTTTGCGAGAAGGAAGTATAGATAAAATTGCATTTTGGATTATAAGCTAAACAATAAGCGATAAAATATTTTGCAACCGTCGTGTTGTGACTAATAATATAATTTCCTAATAAAAATTTATGATTGCCATCTAATTCAAAACCATAATATTCTCCAATTCCTAAACTCTCAACTGTAAAATATTGTAGTGTTTCACTAATGCATCTGAATTTGTGTCCTTGTTTTTCTGTTTTCCTCTTTAATAAACAAGGAATAGATTGCAAATCTCCTTTAATTGATATTCTAAAATATTCTTGTCCTTTAATTGTAAACCTTCTTTTTTTAACATAAAACCCTAAACTCCTACATAACTCGATAGTATCGTTAATCAATATTTCGTTCTTATTAGTAAACTCAATATTATT